TGTTGATTGTCTTGTGTATGTAGAACCCATCTAACGTCTTGCTCCTAATTGATATTCTAGCTGAAACCCCTTGAGGGAGTAGGGTGCAGTTTCCCCGCCATCATTAACTCTTAATACTACTGAAAAACCTGAACCTTCTACTGCCTGTCTTACAAGAGGTTGTGAAGGACCGCCAAAGATAAATTGTACTAAAGACTCTTCTGTACTAAAACTAGATACCCCAAACAAAGCTGCAACATCTGCAGTGTCTAAAGCATAAGCAGCAGGTCTTGAAGAGTCAACGCTTTCGTTATCATACCTTACTAAAAGATCAGCGTCAATAGCTGATTCAGGTTTGTAGTTAAGTATAACCCTTTGCATGTGCTTGCGTACACCAGTATCTCCAAAGCTCATGTCAGAACTTCTGTACTTTCCAAGTATAGCAACGCCGTCAAAAGTATTGCCTATTTCTTGACGGTGTACGTAACCTTCAAAGTCTCCATGAAGAACAAACGTGTTACCTGTTTCAACAAAGGTATCTGTAGATGCAGGCTTAACCCCACGAATTTCAGAAAACTCAAAGCCATTCTCTTTTAGTACACAAATAATACCTCTTGTCTGTGCGCTAGACTGACCTGTTTTACTAAAGAATATTCTGTACTGTGTCTTATCTGCTATTACTACACTTTCAAACAAAGAACTGTTCTTAATGTTTTCATCAAAAATAGATTGTACATTTCTACTAATTGTACCTAGTTCAGTATCACCAATACGTGCAGTAGCAGCAACAGTACGTAGCCCATCAGGACCAAGAAAAACTAAATCACCACCAAATTCTTGAATAGTGTCACCGTTAATGCAACCAATACTTCTTGTAACAGCTTGAATAGCAAAATCAGATGAGGTATTTCCTGTCAGTTTAAATATTCTGTTCTCACAAAAGATAAAAAGAGAATCACGAAAAACTTTTATACCTGTAATAGTATCATCTACTCGTATGCTTCCTGCAGGATCGCCAACGTCAGCGGCAAAGTTATCTTCATCAAAACCTACACTAAAAACTAACTCTTCGGGGGTAGTACTTTTACCTGCATAAAACATTCTGTTTGCAAAAGATGCAATAAACTTAGAACCAACAACAGAAGTTGTAGTAACATCTACTACGTTCATAGACGAGTCAATAACTACAGGGGCATTAACCTCATCAACAAGTATAATTTTATCTGTGCCATTAAAGTTAAACCGTTCAAAACGATACTTACCTGCATTAGTTCTGCCTGTATCTCGTTCCGTCCAATTTTCTGAAACTTGAATACCAGAGAGGTGTTTTCTAGCATTAGTGCTATCTACCTGTCGTGTTACACCTGTAAAAGTAGGAGGGTCAGATGATGCATTAATACCTGTATAAGTAAAGCGTTCTACCTCTGTTTCTGTAATAGCCATTTCAAGAGTGCCACTACTAGAAAAACCTGCAACACTGTCTACGCCTATTGTGCCTGAACCTGTCATACTGGTATTAGCTTCAATAACAGTACGTAGTTCAGCAGAAGCACTTGTCCATATTTTTTCACCTCTAGCAGCAATATACTTATCTGCAAATTTAGCAATCATAAGTACTTTTTCACCAGAGCTATTAGTCTGTGGTATAAGTTGGTTAATTAATTTTCTGTGACCATTAATACGTCTATAGCCACCCTCAACGTCAGGCTCAAAGTTTTCTAAAACTAAAGCCTCTCCCGGCTGCATAAGAAAAGTAGAACGGTTTTTAACTAAACCGCCTTCACAATTAAATGCTACTGGTTGAGATTGAGAATTATCTGGCATTAATTAACACCTGACATAAAGTTAGAAGAACCACGCGGTCTATTAATTACAGTTGATCTAATATATTCATACTTATTAATTAACAAGCTTTGCATATTTTTAATGCCTTGCTCAAATCTACTAAAGTTTAACTGGTATTGATTTACCTCTCCACGGTATTGATAAACAAAAGCTGTAGCACCATCTATTATGACAGGTGCAAAACGGTCAGGTATAGAAGTTGTATCACCGTGGGCTGACAAGTCAGATGGAAAGGTGTAATAATCAAACACTAATGCATATGCCTTATCAGGGTACGGATACAAAAGATAATTGTTGTCAGGAGTGCGTACAATACTTCTAGGTACGCCACCACCTTCAAACTGTGTGACTGCTACGCCACTTGAATGTGCAGCAGCAGTTGTGCTATTAGCACCACGTGTGCAGCCTGTAATGTCATTACCTAGTATGCCAGTGTAAGTGACTTGCTCACTACCTACATGTACTGTGCCTGTAGCGTCAAGCCCTGTAGTAGATGCAAGTGTTAGTGTAGCTACGCTATCAGAGTGTGACCCGTTTAGCGTTGTAGCTATAACATCGTCTTCCTCATTGGCATAGTCTTTATCAATATATTCATTATAGTTCAACGTTGATAGGTTATTACCTGTTGTATTAAGATCAGTGTCCCGCTTAATTCTAGCTGTGCTATAATCAATAGACTTGGTACTTGTAGGTACTGTGTATCTACATTGCCCTGCTACTAAGGTAGAAGAATTATTAGCGTGATTAAAAGAATATCCAAATTCACGCTGGTTGATGTATCGTATTGCTTCATTGACTGCTGCTTTACATTGTGTCTGTACACCTCTTGACCCAGTAAAGTTACTAGATGTAAGCTCTACTTCATTCATACGAGTAATAGTACTATTAGTTAATGAAAGAAAAGTAAGAGCCATTATGTTTCCTCAATAAATCTTTTATGCCCCAAGAGTTTTTTGTTGCATAAGATTGATACACTAATGGGGCCAGCATATAGCCAGCCCCAAAGTATGTAGGTTTATTACAGAAGGTCACGCTGTGCAACAGCAGGTTCTGTCATTGCAGCAGAAATATCTGCAATTACTGCATAGACCCGAAGGCGTCCAGTTGCAGGTGCAGCATCAGCAATAACAACATCAATGGTATCTGCAGCACTAACAAGAGCTAACGCAGCAGCCGCATAAGTAGATGCAGCACCTGTATTTACAATGTTAGCTTCACCAGCAGTACCTTTTGCAAGGTATGTACCAGCAGCAGCGTCTAGTGCAGCACCGTCAATAATGTCATCGCCACCAGCGAAGTCAATATTACAAGTACAAGAAGCCGTAAAGGACTTCATGATTTCCGCACCGCCAGCAAGCATTACTGATTCGGCAGGGATTTCAAGCAATTGAAAGATGTCACCATCTGCGCCAGAGTATCCAGCAGTAACCATTGCATCAATATCTAGGATTGCTTCAATGGTTCGTACAGAGTTACCAACATTGGTTGGGACAGCAATAGAGTTTGCCCCAACACCAGCGGTATCAATGGAAGTCATGTCATAAGTAGCCATAATTTATATCTCCCTTATGCTGCGTTATAACGGGCAGTGACGATTGCTTCAGGGCGAAGAATCTTCCTACCGTATAGATGCATACCACGAACAATGTCAGCAAAGCTGTCAGGGTCACGATATGTTTCGGTTTTGTTGATCTGCTCTGCAGTTGCAACAGCCGAGTCATGACCAGCTACAATAATACCGCAATTAGTCAATTGGTTAGCTGTACCTGCTGTACCTGCCCCAGTGCCGAGTGCTGGCAAATTGGACGAGGAATAAACACGGAAGCCGTGGAAGTTGTTAACGGACAGACCGTTACGCAAACCGCCTGATTCACCGAAATCAGCGTTCATGAAGCGTGAATCTTCATCAGCAAGGATTTCCATAAACACCGGGTCCACAATCAGCCAGCGACCTTGTGAGTCAACTTGCTGTTGATCAAGCAAACGTTTCATGCGTGATACAATCATTGCAGGGGAAACGGTAGCAGTTGGCAGCGAAGTCGCCCCCGGCATACGTGCAGTCACAGGAATTGAGTGAGTGCCAGCAGAGGCAGTAGTAATGTTGCCAAAGTCACCTTTATGCAGTTGCATAGAGGAGAGCAGTTCGTTAGCACCTGCAGTAGATACAGCCTTAGAACCATTAACAGTAGTGTTAAGGGTATCACCTTTGCTGTGCAAAGAAGACTGCTTGTAGCCTGACATGTACGCAAGAACTTCTTGGTCATGGTTGTCAGCTAGACGGTATGCAGCGCGACTTGTTGCAAGGTCCATGAAATTGACGTGGCTGTGTGCTTCTTCAATATCGTCCATCTTAAAGGCAAAATAGTTAGCCTTATCAATGACTAAGGTGAAATCTTCGTCTTGCAAATCTTGTGCTGTGACATTCGTGCCACGTGCATACTCTGAGACAGAAATTTCGGGTTCTTTGATAATCTTGACGGTATCACCTTGTGCAGCGATTTCACCAAAATAGTCTGAGTTGGTAACGTCACCAACTACTGTACTCTTGCGGAATGCAAGCTGTACTTTTTTTGAATAGATTACTGGGCTAAAATTACCGTTTGGTAAATTCCCATAACCTGATGCCGTTGTAAAAGCCATGATGGTTCCTCCATTAAATGTTTGGCTTAGGTTTAATTAAGCTTAACACAAGTTTAAGAGGCTGCATTTTTAAGGGTGGCGTTGTTACAACGGGCCTGTAAATTCAGGTAGGTCTT